CTTTGTAAAACATGGATCTCCAGTCAGTCCACCTGATTGTTGTGCTTTTGTTAGATCACATGTTGTACCGTATGGTGAAAGTAAAGTTCGTGCTGTATGGGGATATCCAGCAACACTTACGTTTGGTGAAGCTGTATTCGCTAAACCTTTAATTGAAGCTTACATGCAATTAAGAACTAGTCCAATTGCATATGGTTATGAAACTGCAAAACGTGGTACTGCAAAGTTATTTCGTGAAATCTCCTCATATTCAAGTTTTGCTGCAATTGATTTTAAGAAGTTTGATAAAACTGTACCGGCATGGTTAATCAATATTGCTTTTGACATCCTTGCTAGAAATATTGATTTTGTTTATTATCGTGATCGTGGTATTGCAAGATTTGATGATATGATTAGAATGTACAGATACATCCAAAGATATTTTATTTACACTCCAATTAGGTTGTGTAATGGTGAAAGATACAGAAAGTTTTGTGGTATTGCTAGTGGTAGTTTCTTTACTCAGCTCATCGGTTCAATTGTAAATTTTATCGTAATCACGTGGTGTTGCAAGAAGTATAACATTTCAACGTTTATTAGGGTACTTGGTGATGATTCAATCCTTGCCGCTAATTGTGATTTAAGTGTTGTGGACTTCAACAAATGGATAGAAATGTTAGGTATGCGTGTAAATAAAGAAAAGACCGTTATTACATCCGATATCAATGATTTAACGTTCCTTGGGTATTCGATCTCTCGTGGTGTACCATCTAAAAGTAGAGAAGCTTGGGTTACATCTTTGATGTTTCCAGAAAATGAAGACAACTGCTGGAATGATGTTGCTTCACGTGCAATGGGTTTGCTTTGGGCAAATCTTGGTGTTGATGAATATTTTGATGCTTTATGCAGATCGATTGTGTTAAATAGGTCGTTTAACTATGCTCCGAAACGTGGTATGACGCGAATGTTAAATATTTTGGGTATTGATGTCGAGGATACCGTACCGCCCGATAGATCTTATTTGTTGAATATCTCGAACTATTATTAGTTCTGCGAACTTGGTCTAGTTATGGAC